CTTAGATTTTTGAAGCAACTTAGCAGCCTCACGTTCCGTACGGCTAAGCATAACCTCAAAACGGTCAGGCCAAAAGAAAACCTCCCAAAAAGCAAAAGCAGAAGCCAAAGTAGAAAAACCAATCTGGCGAGCCTTAAGCACAATACTATTACGATTAGCTATCCAAGCATACACCGTCTCCTGCTGTGCTTCCCGCATCTCAAACAAAATACGCCCACGCTCAGGATGGCGAATAAACCAATACGAAGAACAAAAATGTTCAAACGCATCAGCCAAGTCAGACTCCGTAGCATCATCGGGCCCCTTACATAATCTCCACTCACGCTCGTTGAGTAGTTCAGTTAACTCCAAGAATCATCCTTATCAAGTTTAAAGCTAGGACGATCGCCACCACCACAGCTAGGACACTTACCCCACGCGACGGGGTACTCTTCACCACAACGTTCACAATCCTCCAACTCCATCACACAACCCGCAAAGACCTAGATTCCTTCTCACGAGCAGCCAAAGCCACAATCAACTCATCCAAATCAGAATCCGACAGTTCAGCAGCCTTACGGTCATTCTTCAACTCAATCGTAGGCGGAGCCATACGATTAGTAGCCTGAAGATACAACTGAGCCGACTTCGTATCCCCATCCATAGCCTTCGTATACAACATATCTAAAACACCCTGTGTACGCTCAGGAGAACCCTGGATGTCATCCACCCGTTCCTGCCACTGCTCACGAAAAGCAGGCTTCTTCTCCCAACGGCGAATAGTCTTCACATCAACACCGAGTTCCACAGCCATCTTCATCTTAGACCCAGGCTGACGCTCCATCGGGGGCGTGCAAAGCCAGTCAAGATACTTCTGTTGAGGTGCTGTTAAAACCAGTTCTTCTCTCATACCTTAAGGCTGTATTCGTAACCTAAAATGATAACGATTCTCAGGTAACAAAGGGGGGGACTATAGGGGGGGTAAACGGAAAACCGCCCTAAAGGCGGTTCAACCTGGTATCGCAGATACATCGGGGGAGTCCCCAAGACGATCCCCGATCATGTAAAGGAACCAAGTGTCAAGCAACCAAGTATCGCATATACAGCCATGGAGTGAAATCAGAGTAACCTGGCGAGACGCATACAGCCCTGCAAGTGGCTGGCATGACGTCGACGACTACCAGACAGAAGATGACGTTGCAGTCACACTAGGCAGATACTGGCCCAATTGTCAAGAACACTACATCACCGTAGTAGGCACCATATTCACCTACGAGGGGGACAACCCCAAAACAGTAGGTGATATTAACCACATCCCTGTAGGATGGATAACCAAAATAGAGGTCCTCAATGGGGCTGCTAACCCTATGGGGACCCATATAAAATAAGGCCCAGGAGTCCCAAACAAAACAAGGGGCCCCCTCCAAACCAAAAGTCCAGAGATCCTATCCGTGATCTCCCTCGCCCTGCACAAGAAGAGTCCCTTATAAGTGAAGGGGCATGGGGGGCCGCACTCCCCCTAGTCCATGTGTTTGCAAGCCCCAACACCCATACAGCACAAGGGCAGGAACGCGTAGATACAACGCAGAAACAATAGGTACAAGGGCTCAACGCCTGAGGATAGTTCTACCTTGTCATGAGGTGGGGCTATGGTCAGTACGACTCGGAACCGATTCCGAGTTTCTAACAAAAGGAAATACATTGGCTACTAACAAGGCAAGCGGACTTACCGCATGGAACACATCACGCAAAGCAGATTTGCTTAACAAGAAAGGCGAGTTGTCGTTTTGGGAAGAGTGGTGCTTGCGTCATTCTGACATGGTTGCTCGTGGTGATACTCCTGCTAAGTATCACAAGCATTATTCGTCGGATGATAAGCGCATCACTGATTATTCGTTGGGTGCTTTTGATAAGTATCTCGGCGCTATTACTAGGGCAGTGAAAAAGTATGGTTCGTATGAGTCTGCTCGTTTGGCTTACTTGTCTGAGACTCGTTACATGTATATCGAGATTGCAAAGTTTGTTCGTTGGGCTCCTGCTGGACAGCGTGCTAAGTCGGATAAGAAGCCTGCTCCTAGTGTTGCGGTTACTCTTACTAGGGCTGACGCTGTTAAGCGTTTGTCTGCTTATCCTAAGGCTATGCGTGATGAAATCATTTCGGCTCTTGGGTTGAAGTGACTCGGAACTGATTCCGAGTTTGATAACAGAAACGCCGTGTGGCGTCTACGGGTTTAACCGTACTGATGAGTTATCAGATAACAGAAAGGGCTAACCATGCCTACTAATGAAACCCTATTGAATGAGGCAACTGCTTACTATGAGTTGTTGCTTGCATTGTCTAATGATTGTGTGCTTGCTGATGAGGGCACTGAGTCGTTGGAGTGTGTTGTTGATTCTTCTATTGTTGTGAGGATTGGATAATGAACGAAATCACTATCACTGATATTGACGTTGTTACTTTGAGTTCACAGTCGTTTGCTACTGAGTATGCAGAGTTTCTGTCTTCGGGTCATGCCGATGCGAAACTTGTGTTTGCTCAGTGGGAGGGCTGGCTTGAGACTTTGGATTCGTCGTTGTTGCGTGCTTATGCTCGCAGGGCGTTTGAGCGTGAGTTTGCGTTTCTTACAAGTAAGTAATCACTAGTTGGGTGAGTGTCCACGGGTTTCGGCTCGTGGGCATGACTCTCCACTAATGGAGTTAACAGAAAGGGCATATTTATTATGTCTACATTATCCATCAACGGTGTTCCGTATTCGGACACCAAAGCGTTCATGCTTGAAGTTCATAGAGTTGTGGAGGGAGATTGGGATAGGGTCGAGTCGGCGTTGTTTGACTTGATCGACGATGTTCCTGTTCTCGACTCGGAATCGATTCCGAGTTGGTCTGCGATTCGTGTTCCTAAGTATGGCTCGACTCATCGTGTGTCTGTGCGTGCATCTAAGGATGTGAAGTAATGAATAAGCGTACTGCATTGTATTTGCGTTTTGTTGTTCCCATGCGTGTGGTTGCTCGTGACCGCATGATTTGGTGGCTTGAGAACGCTATTGACCGCCTCGATATAGATAAGTGCCATCGTTATGATAACGCTGTCACATTCCACCAGTTTGTTACTGATGACGAAATGTTCGGATTCGGTGATGACGAGTAATATTATTTTGCATACACAAGACAACAACCAAACTAGTGCAAGATTTGTTGCACCAAACTATAAGGATAACAATATGAAGAAGCCGTACGATAATGATTTGAACCGTTGTGTTGAGCGTGCACGGAAAGGTGGGGTTAGCCCTGCGTTTTGGCAGTGTGTTCATACTACGACTGGTCAGTTAACTTATGTGGATATGGAGGATTTGCATACGTTTGAGCGTGCCAATAATATTGGTTTGACTTGGCTTATTAGTCCTATATTCGATCGTAATCTTTGCGATATCAACGGAAATCTAAACAAAAAATAATCACCTGCGAAAGAGGTAAATAAAATGACAGTATATAACATAACAGACACCCGACGAGGTGATGCTTATTATCTTAGCCAGTTCATGCAGAACTGGGTTACATCTAGTGTGATGGAGTTCTATGTGTACTCCCGTACCACTAGTGACTTACTTGAAAGGATGGGTCATGAACGTGACTTTCCACCTACTGATGTTGAGTGTTCTCACTGTTGCGATTGGTTCGTTCTTGCTGATGGTGAAATTAGTGCATTCCCTAACTCCACTGGTTCACAATACTATGGCAACTATATACATCGTGCAGAACATGAACGTGTTGAGGATGGTCATGCTGTGTGGATGTGTACTGACTGTGAACCACAGTTTGTGTATTGCGACGAGTGTGGTTTCAGATGTCACGAGGATGAAATGGTTAGTGTCACATGGTCTACGTCTGTGTGTGAATCATGTCGTGAGGATAACTATGGATGGTGTGAAGACCATGATTCCTACTACAGGGATGAAGATGGTTGTTCCGATTGCACTGAGGAGAGTTCAGGTTTGATTAACGACTATAGTTACCGTCCTAGTCCTACGTTCTTTCTTGGTTCGCTTGGGGCACGTAAGACCTCTTACAGCGAGCCCGTTCACACTAGTGTTACTGGTTTTGAGTTGGAGATGGAAGCGGTTAATTGTAGCGTCAATGATGGTGCCGAATTAGCCAATGAATTGTACGAAGAAGAGTGCTATCTGAAGCATGATGGCTCACTTAGTGATGGGTTTGAGATGGTATCTCACCCCCTCAGTCGTGAGTATATTGACTCGGTGTTTAACTTTGACGGTCTTAAGCAACTATCTGAGTTGGGTATGCGTTCTGCACAAACTAGGACTTGTGGTTTGCATGTTCACATCAACCGTGGTTTCTTTAATGGTCGTGAAAGTTCGTTCTATCGTTTCTTGTCTGTGTTCCACAACAACAGCGAGCAGTGGCGTAAACTTGCGGGTCGTTCCACATCTACCTATTCACGATGGACTGATGAGGAAGCAGAGAACATGGCTAACTACACCAAGTCGTTCCGTACTAGTTCATCTATCACTAGGAATCGTGTCATCAACAACGATCGGTATGTTGCTATCAACTTGCAACCTAGCCAAACTGTTGAGTTACGTTTTTTCAAGGGCACTTTACGCCCTCTAACTATGAAAGCACGGGTTGAGGCTGTGCATGCTGTTGCGGAGTTCAGTGTCGCAACACGAAACAATATAAATATCAAAGCGTCTTCCGATTGGGATAAGTTCCGTCAGTTTGCAGAAACAAACGGGTACAAAGCCTTCAGTACATACGCAACAGAGAAAGGGGTCTGAGCATGTGTCTCTTGACTTTCATGAATGAATACACAACCGCCGACATCGACCAACTGACTGTGGGTGCAGCCAACAACCCTGACGGGTTTGGCTTTGCTATCCATGCTGGCACGAGCATTGTTCGTGGTAATGGTCTTAAATATAATCAGGTACTTGATGAGTTCCTTAAACAACGAGCAATCCATAGTGGGCCTGCGTTGTTTCATTCCCGTATCACCACACATGGTGGCACCACGATTGACAACTGTCACCCATTCCAACTAGGTAAGGACACTCTCAGTGTCATGGCACACAACGGTATGCTACCTATCCCATCTACTGGTGGTCGTAGCGATACTCGTATCCTTGCTGAGGATATGCTTCCAAGTTGGGGTGGTGCATCTATCCTTAACTCTAAGAAGCAACGCAAGAAACTAGCTAAGTTCGCGGCTGGTTCTAAACTTGTTTTCCTTAGCGCCAACCCTGATGTGCAGAATAACCATTACATCATCAACGAGAACCTGGGCCACTGGGTCGATGGTGTGTGGTGGTCTAACAACTCGTATGTGTATTCACGCTACTCGTACACTGGTGGCGGTATGTATTCGACAGGTTGGGAACGCAAGCCTACACCTACGGATACCATTGCATACCCTAGTGTTGCTGGCAGTCTCGTTGAGGACTGCTCATACTTTGACGATGACGGTAACGAAGTGTGGGGTGAGATGTGGTACTGCGCCACATGTGAAGCGAGCGAGTACATTGACGAGTACAACATAGACAACGCTGACTTCTGCAACAACTGTAGTGCCTGTTGGTTCTGCAATGTTGACCGCATGCTGTGTGAATGTGCTTGGGATTCCAAGAAGCCCGACCTTGACACATACGAAGATGCGTACGCCGTACGTAACTACGATTCAGTAATAGACTTTTTCTAGGAGAAAATACAATGACAAAAACAGTAATCATATCATTCCAAGTCACTCAATCGGTAGAGATACCTGACGACGCTGACATGTATTCGCCGTTCAACACGGTTCAGGCAGCACTAAGTACCGCGCTAGATTCCAGCCAGTATCTTGCACACTCTCACGACAACTGTAGGTTTGTGCGAGTAAGGATGGGTGTCGGCACATTCGGTGAGTCTATTCCAACAGGTAATGGATCGTCTATCCCAACAATATCCACAGTAACATTTGACAACATCGTTGCTCGTTGGAATTCGAATTGGCGTTACATCAACAAGAACGCTAGCGACTGGCCATCTGTATCTGCCTACACTAGCGTGTCGGACAGTTACGTCCCTGAAATGTCTGCCGAGTTTCCCAAGGTGACACGCGAGGAGATATACCCACTGTGGCGTAACTACACACGGGACTTGATTGACAAGTATGAGAACGTAAACATGGAAACATTCCGTAGGATGATTTGTGAACACTTCGACGGTATGCGTGAAGACGGACTGAGGGAGTGTACCCCAATAAAAAAATCCCCAGAGTCGGGCGATTTCATGTGACATTATATCAG